GTCTGGTTCAGCACCAGCTTTTGGTGTAAGGTCATGGGTAAGATTTAGTGGAACAGGAACTATAGCGATAGAGGGTAGTGGAAATGTTTCAAGTCTGACAGATAATGGAACAGGAGATTACACTATTAATTTTACAACTGCTATGCCAAATGCTAACTACACAATAGCAACATCAGTTATGGGGTTTGCTCCTACATCAAGTAGAGCATGTATAGTTACTTGGAAAAATTCAAGTGTTCCAGCAACAGCACCACAGACAAGCTCGGCTCGTGTTCAATGTAAAATTACTGAAAATAGTTTTACTTTATTTGATTTTGAATTAATTAGTGTTGTAGCTGTTGGTTAGGAGAAAAGCATATGAATAGTAATAAAAGAATTTTATGGCAACCAGAAGATGGTGGAGTTGCAGTTATTGTTCCTACAGATAATTGTGGTTTAACAGTAGAAGAAATAGCAAAAAAAGATGTGCCATCAGGTAGACCTTACAAGATTGTAGATGCAAGTGAAGTGCCATCAGACAGAACATTTAGAAACGCATGGGAGTATCAAGCATGAGTATTGTTGTGAATTTAACAAAAGCAAAAACTATTGCACATGAAAAAAGAAGAATAAAAAGAGAGCAAGAGTTTAAACCACATGATGATATTATTGCAAAGCAAATCCCCGGTGAAGATACAACAAAAGCTGAAACTGAAAGAGCGAAAATTAGAACAAAATACGCAACAATACAAACAGACATAGACAATGCAAAAACTGTTGATGCACTAAAAACTGTTTATGACAACGCATCATTAGGAGAATAATATATGAGCCAAGTAAAAATATCTGGAAACGCAAGTGGAACTGGTGTTCTTACAATACAAGCACCAAATACAAATACTGATAGGACAATCAATATACCTGATAATGCTGGTGATATTATAACAACTGGTTCTGTATCTGAAACAACAAAAGTGCCAATGTTTCAAGTAAAATTAAGTGCAGCACAAAATATGAGTGATGCAGTAAATACTACTATAGCATTTGATAGTGTTGAATTTGACACTCATAGTGGTTGGGATAGCACAAATTACAGATATGTTGCACCAATAGCTGGTTACTACTGGATAAGTTTGGGAGTGAGTTTTGATGTAGCTGATGGTGGTTATATTCAAGGTCTTGCCACTCTGTCTTTAAGATTTAATGGTGACACAGCTAATCTTGGTTCTGGTAGAGTGTTGTTAAGAAATGGAACTGATAACAATGAAACTGAAGCTGGTAGTGGTGCATCTTGGCTTGTTTATTTTAATGGAACAAGTGATTATGTTGACACACAATCATATTTAGATGGAGATGGCACAAGGCGTATGTTAGGAAGTGGCACTTACAAGAATACTTGGCTTTGTGGTTATTTAGTAAGAAGTGGGGCAGCTTTATGACATTAACTGAAAAATTAAAAAAACTTTATAACACACTTACTAGAGAAGATTTTAGAGCAGATGGTTTTAACAATGGAAGTATAGTTTTAAGAAATGATAGCAAAGCCCCACCAGATGGAAAGGTTAAAGTTGGTAATGATTACATTGATTCTTGGGAACACCCAACATTAGCACAACCAACTCAAGCACAAATTGATGCGATTACGGAGTAAAAAATGAGCACATTAAAAGTTGATACAATACAAAATTCCAGTGGTGAAAATTTAGTTTTTGAGAACAAGAATTTGCTAATCAATGGTGGAATGAGCATATTCCAAAGAAATACCACACAAGCTAGTATTACTGCAACTGGTTATTACACAGCGGATAGATGGAGATTAGCAACAAACTTAGGAACTTTTACACAGTCACAATCAACTGATGTTCCATCAGCACAAGGTTTTGGTTATAGTTTGAAAATGGATTGCACTACAGCAGATGGAAGTCCATCATCTAACAAGTTTTTAATATTACAACAAAAAATTGAAGGGCAGGACTTACAAAAAATATTAAAAGGAACTTCAAGTGCTAAAAAACTTACATTAAGTTTTTGGGTGAAGTCAAATAAAACTGGAACATATGTTATTGAAATTGACCATGAAACAGCGGGTAGAAGTATTAGTAAAAGTTATACAATAAGTAGTTCTGATACATGGGAGAAAAAAGAAATTACTTTTGATGGTGATACTTCATCAACAATTGCAAATGACAACGCTATTGGACTCTCAATATTGTGGTGGCTTGGTGGTGGAAGTAATTTTACAAGTGGTTCTTTAGGAACTTCTTGGGCATCTACTACTGACGCAAACAGAGCAGTAGGTCAACTTAACCTAGCAGATTCTACAAGTAATGAGTGGTATATCACAGGGTGTCAATTAGAAGTTGGAAGTAAAGCAACAGATTTTGAGTTTGAAAATTATCAAACAACGATTAATAAATGTTATAGATACTTTGAAAAGGTTGATTGTAGACTTTTTATGGTAATGAGAGATAGTGGTGGTGGAACAGGTGCTGGGTATAGTAACTTGTATTTTAGACAATCAAAAAGAGATACGCCCACAACTACAATTACCACAGGATTAGTTAATGTAAATAGACCAGATTTTGCAAGAATAACAACAAATGTTAGTGTTGGTGCTGGTGGTGTTGACCAATTTCCAAATGCTGACCATCACATACAAGCAGACGCAGAGTTAGGTTAGGAGAAAAGCATATGATAGGAGTTAATATGAATATTACATCAGCACAATATGTATCAGAATCAAACAAACAAACCATTGTTGCAAATATAGATGGAGAAACAATGTATGTTCCTGTTAAGGTTGGCAACAGACACTATGATGAAATCATGCGTCAAGTAGATGCTGGAACTTTAACCATAGCTGACGCTGACTAAATTGTATGGGGGGTATTATCATTGATCGACCCCGTTACTATTGGAGTTGCATATAAAGCAGCCACTTCTGCAATTGACCTTATCAAAAAAGGTATCAATATGCACAAGGATGCTACTGAGATTGGAGATCACCTTCTTCAATACTTTGAAAAAAGAGATGAAGCTCAACGTCTTAAAAAAGAATTACAAAAACAAAATAAACGAAAACAGCACACTTCTATTGAATCACAAGCTATTGAAGAAGCCACTTATGAGCACAATCTTCGTAAAAAAGAACGAGAGTTGAAAGAGCAATTATATTGGTCGGGACATGCTGATTTATGGCAAACAATTCAAAAGAAAAAAATTCAGATAAAAAGAGAGCGAGAAAGAGAAGAAGAATTACGAAAAGCACAGATACAACGCTACAAAGATATGATATTATATAGTAGTATTTTAGTGACCCTTCTGGGATTTACAGGGTGGATAATTTATGAACTTATTATTGCAATAAATAAAAGATAATGCCTTTAACCAAATTACAATTTAGACCCGGTGTAAATAAAGAAACAACATCTTATACGAATGAAGGAGGATGGTTTGAGTCCGACAAAGTGCGTTTTCGATTTGGTGTACCAGAAAAGATTGGTGGGTGGAGAAAAAATTCAAGTAAAAGTTTTTTAGGAACATGTCGTGCACTACATAATTTTGTAGCATTAGACGGTTCTGTATATTTAGGAGTCGGTACTTTTCAAAAGTATTATATTAACGAGGGTGGTGGTTTCAATGATATTACCCCGATTCGTTTAACCACTTCAGCAGGAACACCTACTTTTTCAGCAGCTAATAACTCTTTAGCATCTAATGTTACTGCGGGTGATTTAACTATAGCTTTATCAAGTGCATCTGGTTTTCCATCAAACGGTAGAGTGCAAATTATTAATTTAGCCGATACGGACGGTGTTTGTGCATCACAAACTCCAAGTGGTGCAGGTAATTTAACAATTAATGGTGCGTATGCAAGTTCAGGGACAGTTACTTTTGAAGAAGCAAGAACTGTAACTATTACAGGAGCATCTAACGAAAGTGGTAAAAATTTTACAGTGTTTGGAACCGATGCAAGTTCGGTGTCTATTAGTGAAGTTATTGCGGGTCCGAACGCATCAACCGTTTCTTCAACAAAAACTTTTTTAACGATTACGCAAGTAGCTGTTAGTGC